GGCCGCCCTGCGCGCGCAGCTGCCGAATATTCTGACCAAGTAGGCAGGCACTTCCCATTAAATGTCCCACAACGTAGGATGAGTAGAAAGAGAAGCATTCTACTGAACCTGTCTTATAGCCATATACCGCCGTCATCTGAACGAAAAACCGCTCCCGAGATCATCTTGATCTTGGGAGCGTTACTTTCTCTATTATGATTGCTTTTTGTGCCCAAAAACAGCCTTTTGCCGTAACCGTCAAAGCTGAGGGCGGCTGGACACACATGAGACAATAGTAGCGGAACGTTGCGAAAGGTTTCGCTACTGTTGTATTGTGGGGTGTCAGAATGACAAGCGCAGAGTTAAAACATCGGGCGGAGCTACAGGAGTGGGCGGCACAAATCCAGGAATGCCGCAGCAGCGGTCTCTCCGTAAGCGAATGGTGCCGGCAGCAAGGTGTTACAACAACACTCCTGGCAAGTTTCTCAGGCATCCCTCTTTCTTTTGCGGAAGCTCAAATCCTGCCAAGTAAAAAAACCGTTAAAATGCTGCGCAGCGGATTGAAAAAATAAGCTGACGGGACTATTTTATACAAGGTGAGTGTGTAAAATCAAATTTTTAAGGGGGAGGCGGATAAAAATGCCGCACCGTAAGAAGATTTTACTCTCAGACAGTAATGAAGCCCTCAGCATGCTCCTGGCGGATTCCCTGCGTGAGCGCGGAAACTTCCATGTATTTCACGCAAAGGATGAGGACGAGACAACCAAGGCGCTCCACCGGCACCGACCTCACGTTCTTCTGCTGGATTTTCTGCTGCCGCACAAGGGCGGCTTTCACGTTATGCAGCATCTGCGCGAGGACGGGTACAAAATCTCGACGATTTTTATGACGGCTCTGCCGACACACAGGGTCATAGAGGAGGCATACCGTTTGGGCGCAAGCTTTGTGCTCCCGAAGCCTTTTACGGCAAGGGCGTTGGTCGAACGGATACACGATGCACTGCACAGTGATCGGCCTTAATTTGCACACATCAAAAATAGTGACCGCCATCTCAAAGTGAGCTGCTGCTCAGCGAGATGGCGGTCTTTTATTTATGAGGCATATAGCATTCTTTCGGGGCTCTCGCGGGAAGCAGCTTTTCAGCCCATGTTTCATCAGTTTCGCTCAGTTGCGGCGCGTTTTGCAGAACCCACAGCAGATAACGGTACGGATCAAGGCCATTTTCCTTCGCCGTTTCAATCAGGCTGTAGATCACGGCGCTGGCCTGTGCACCACCGGGCGTATTGGCAAAGAGCCAGTTCTTCCTGTTCATCACAAAGGGCTTAATGCTGCGCTCGGCACGATTGTTGCTCAGCTCCAGACGGCCATCCTCCAGATACCTCGTCAGGTACGGCCACTGCTCCAGCAGGTAATGGATGGCCCTGCCCAACGCGGATTTCGGCGCGGTTTTCGCCTGCATCTCATTTGCCCACGACAACAACGCGTCTAAAACAGGCTTTGCCTGTTTTAGACGCTTTTCATATCGTTCCTCCGGCGCCAGTTCCGCAAACGCCTGCTCCAGCTTGAAAAGTCGGGAGCAACAGCATTCGCCAATCGCTGCCGGAGCGTCCTTCTGCATCTCCTTGGGCAGCGTTTGCAACGCCTCGTCAAATTTTCGCCTCGCATGTGCCCAGCAGCCCACCACACGGATGTTGCCCGGCAGCTTGTGGTAGCCCTGGTACCCATCCGCGTGCAGCCAGCCCGAGAAGCCTTTCAGGAAGGCCTCCGCGTGCTCCGCTTTTCTCGTGGGCTGGTACTCATACAGCACAACCGCCTGTTTCGCGCAGCCGCTGGTGCGGTACAGCCACATGTAGGACTTGCTGGTGGAGGAACGTCCCGGCTCTTTCAACACCTGCAAGGTCGTCTCGTCGGCGTGCAGCACCGGCTCCTTACAAAGCTGCTCGCGCAGCGTATCGTAGACCGGCCGCAGCCATTTCTCTGAGATGTTCAGCAGCCAGTTGGCCATCGTCTGCCGGGATAGCCTCAAGCCCTGGCGGTTAACCTCCTGCTGCAACCGGTACAGCGGGGAGTACATGACAAATTTCTGCGCTGCCAGATACGCCACTGCCTCCGCAGAGGCAAAGCTGCCTGGCAGCAGCGCAGGCTCTTTCGCTGCCTTTACAATGTTGGCCTCGCCAGTCTCCTGCTCGCAGCTCTTGCATGCGTAGGTGTAGTATACGTCCTCGCGTACCCAAAACTTTGCCGGCTTCATCTGCAGTGTTCTGCGAACCTCTTTGCCGATCTCAACCATCTGGCTGCCACAGGCAGAACAAGTCAGTTCGTTTTCCGGCAGACGGTGCTCCACCACCTCGGTGGGAGTACCCTCCGGAACGACGTCCAGCACATTGCCGGACTGCCGTTTGCGCTCGTGCGCCTTCACGGTGATCTGCTTCTCTGTGGCGGCTTTGGTGCCGAAGGCGTAGGCCTCCAGCTCGTTGTAGGTCAGGCTCAGCTGGTCCATGACCATCTGCTCTGCCTGCTCTGAAGAACGGCCAAACAGCTTCTTTTTGGACAGCTTCAGCTGCTCCAGCAGCCACTTATTTTGCAGTGTCAGGCTGGTGATGACCTGCGCCTGTTCCTGTTCACGGGCGGCAAGCTTTGCTTCCAGTCTTGCATGTTCCGCCTCAAGCTTGATGCGCTCTGCTTCAAGCCTTACTCGCGTTGATTCCATCTGCGCTTTTTCCTGTTGGAGCTGTTCATATTCCGCACGGGAAATGGTCACCATTTCCTCCGTGCTGCTTGTCTGATTTCCTCTGTTTTCCATGAGAAAATTATACTACAAAACAGCGAGAAAAGCCAGTGTTTTCAATGGTTTCCAGTCACTTTTCTCTGCTCAGACTGCGCTCAATCCCGTCACCGGTCGGTGTGCTTTCGGCTGCTCGATTTGCAGTCCCTCCATGAGCCAGCGGTACTGTTGCGGTGTTAGCGTCTTCATCTCGGATTCCGAGCGCGGCCACTGGTATGCGCCCTGCTCCAGTCGCTTGTACAGCAGGATGAAGCCATCTTTTTCCCAGTACAAGCCCTTGATACGGTCTCGCCGCCGTCCGCAGAACAGGAACAGCGTGTTGGTAAACGGATCCAGTTCAAACTGCTGCTGGACGAGGCGCGCCAGGCCGTCTATGCCTTTACGCAGATCTGTGTAGCCACAGGCGATGTAGACTTGATCTGCGCCGGTGAAATCGTTCAGCATAGGCGCAGGAGCTCCACCAGCAGTCTCAGCTGTTCCGCGTTACAACCGGGGTAAATGTCCAGACTGGCCTTCCCAATATGCAGTGTGGCGCAACGTTCCGCTACGTTGCATGATACCAGTTTCGGCGCCGGTAACTCCGCAAAGGTCACGGCCGTTGATGGCGGTGCTCCGTTTTTCCGCACGCCTGTCAACAGTTCGCGTTCCCAACGGTAATAGGTGGCTGTCGTAACACCCCGCTGCCGGCACCATTCACTTACAGAGAGACCGCTGCCCCTGCATTCCTGTATAGACATGCTCCATTCCTGCTTCTTGGCTTCATGTTTCAGCTCATTGCTCGTCATTTACTTCACACCCTGAACATTATAGTGGTGGAAAGTTTCACAACTCCCCACCACTATTGTCCCATGTCTGTCCAGCCGCCCTCAGCTTTGACGGTTACCTTTTGCCGGAATGTGTTAGAAAAGTGTTAGAAAGCGTTATTTTGCGCTTTCTAATTACTGCCAAAAGGTTAGAAAAAAGTCCTGAAATCTGCTGATTTCAGGACTTTTCTGGTTGCGGAGGCAGGACTCGAACCTACGGCCTCCGGGTTATGAGTTCCAAACAAAGTGTTTGCTATCGTAGTGCAACGTCCCGCAAAGTATTGATATTACTCACTTTTTCAAAATCATCGTTTTATATCGTCGAGTAAAATAGCAGGACTTTTCGTAATGGAGTTGAATTATTGTTGAATTCCGCTATCGCATAATAGCATAATTGGAGGGGCGAATGGAAAGAGGAGGTCGGACGCATCCAACCTCCCCAAGTGTACTCCGAAGAGATACACCGCTATTCCTATTTAGATTATACATAAGGACACTATAATATTCAAGCTTTTTTTTCACACAATGTAACAAAAATAGCATCACTTTCGGATATACTCTTGTAGGCTTTTCAACTTTGGTCTTGTATCAGTCAGTACAATTCTTGCGAAGAGGCTCGTCGGTATTTGCTTGCGTAAGGTTTCGATATTGTCCTGAAACTCTGCCACAAACCTTCGCATATCGCCTTTAGGAACCCCAAAACACTTGAGCAAGTATACCACTAGTATAATATAATCGGTAATACTCTTAAACGTGATACTCTTAATCCCTGTTACAATCTCAAGGGAACTCGATAGTGATTTATCAATGCTAGATCTCGAAAATCTCGTGTCAAAAATGACATCGTTATGTGCAACAGCATTTCTCAATTCCTTGATTGCAAAAATAATCTTCTTCGTCAAAAAAGCGTCCGAGTCTGACGGTTGATGAAACCCGAGTTTAATAGAAACCTCTCTTCTTACTCCATAGCTTAAGCAAGAATAAAAGTTACCAAACTCTCCGAGCGTTAACACTTCGAAGATCGCCCATATTGGTACACTCGTATCCTTATGATAGAAATGCTGCACAACTTCTTTTTTATTTCCATATTCCCGCGTTAGAGCCGAGTACACGCGATCTCTAACCGCAAGCCGTTGCTTTATAGCATTTTTCTGTTTATCACTACCTGGTGTAAATCTCGTATAATCCGTCAGGAGTTTTGTGTAAATATAATTGAAATTATCGCTATTGCTCTCTTTAAGAATCTCCTCAAGGACATAATTCTTAAGCGCAGTTTCAATGAACATGAGTTGAGGGTAAAGTAATGACTTTAACCTCATATCGAAATCATAGATAGCGACAAGTTCCTTAAAGTCAGTATACAGAATGCTATTGGAAGATTTGCCGATAAAACGATACCCTTTGTAGCCGTGATAATACCCCATATTACGCAGTTTGCGCTTTTGTGCAGAACCAGATATACTGATATGTTTTTTAACTCGCATATAGCGCATAAGGCCATCAATACTTTTCGGCAAGTCATACACCCCTAATCCTAAGACTAGGCATATTATAAAACACTTTTCAATAGTATGCAAACATTTCTTATTTATTGCATACATACGTACAACGATTTGAGAACATTATTAAACCACACTCTTCTAAAGTCAACAAAGAATTCGCCTCAATTCCAAAACAAAGCGGGCTTCACTGCCCGGATTTCAAATCGGCGCAGTGAGCGCCTGATCTGGACGGTTGCAAGGGTCTCATTTCAGATGAGGCCCTCAATGCACCGAAAGGCTCGGATTTCAAATCCGACCTTTAAGACATTTCACAAAACGCAGCAAGAGCGGAGGAATCGCCCTCCGCTCTTTGCTTATCCCTCTCCTTGCCCCTCAGACGCCGCAGGAGCGCTTTCGTCACGCTCTATGGCTTCGTCTATGGCTCGGTTGATAAAGCCGTTCACGCTCTCGCTGCGGGCTTCTGCGTGGGCTTGAATGATTTCTCTCTTTTCAGCATCCATTCTGATCTCCACGCGGACAAACTTTTCCATATATTTCTGCTGAGCCTTTTTTTGCGCTTCGGTTTTCTCTCCCATCAGATGCTCCTTTCAGTTTTTGAAATAATTATATCACACCTTAAAATCTAGCGGTAGATACAAATTCCACAAATATCTACCGTTAGATTTATTTCTTCCGCCTATTGATATCTACCGTTAGATATTATATGATACGGCCATGCAAGACAGTGAACCTGATCCGAGCATAAGAAAAAGCCCTCTGCATCACCGCCGACCAAAGCCAGATGCAGAGAGCCACCAACCACCACAGGCGGATTGACAAGGAGGTCACAAAATGGATGCACAAACCCAGCTAGTAGCAGAACTTTATAAAACGCTCAATGATGCGCAAAAACAGGAAGTCTGTAACATGATTGATACTTTACTAAGTCAGCAATTAAACGATCAACAATCGCTTGATTCTCATTCTGCTACTACGGAAAATCAAGATAGCATCGCATGAGAAAGGCTCCATGTCCCAGCCGACCAAAGCAAGACACGGAGCCACCACCAACCACCACAGGGAGGCCGGTATCGGTATTATACCGACCTCCCGCCAAGAAAACAAGGAGGAAATATGAGTTATTTATCTGAGCTTACCGCACATGAGCGCCTAACTGTCGACAATGCAACGCTCGACATGTTTACCGCTTTCGAAAACGGATCAGACTTGATCTATGATATTTGGGAGCAGTATTTTTCTGATAGGGAGCGAAAAAATATCGAATCGAGAGACTTAGAATTCATTGGTCGCATCCTGTATTCTGTCTACGATAGAATGGCAAACGCCATCCGCGACTATCACTTGATGCTCGGGCACTATGACGCACCGGGCGTGCAGTGCTTTTTAGAAACAGCGAAACGCGCTCAACTGACGGCAGACGCCGAAAAAGCAAGGGAACACGCCCAGAAAGAAATGCGATCCGCAACTTATGATCTCGACGATGCAGATGCAATTAAACTTCTGACAGGTAAGGGGGCAAGCGCATGAAGCTTCTATACTGCGCCCGCTGCACGACGCCGCTGATGAGCGCGGCCACGGTGCTTGTCTGCCCGTGCTGCGGGGCTGCTTACCGTCAGCGCGGCACGCGCTTTTCCTTTGTCGCCGATCTATCCGGCGTATCCGTCAAAGAGCTGATGCAGAGCATGGAGGTCACACTATGAACGATAATGACAGATTCTATCCTGTCGTGCAAACGCCGCTCGGAAAGGTGCTGCTCATTGGCACGACTATGACCGTCGAGCGCAAACGTGAGCTTTTTGGAAAGAAGGTGCAAACAGATGAGCGCAAATAGCCCGTGTCTCCGAGCACATGACCTGATCGACAAGCTCGCCATGTCACCGTCGACTTACAAGCGCCGCACTGCGCCGCAAAAAGTCGCCTCGTCAAAGGAGAAAGCCGAACCGCCTAAAAAGGCTGCTATGCCCCCGGCGCGCCGTGAGGAACCACAGCAGGCCACTTGCGAATATAGCGAGAGCTGCTTCACCTGTCCGTTGAAGGATTGCATTCAGTCGGACAAGGCTTGTGAAAAACTGAATTGTCTGTAAGAGGAAAGAGGACTGCACAAAACGGTGCAGTCCTCTCTTTCCTTTTATCCCATCATTTTTGACACATGCACTACGCCATTATTTTTTGAAATTCTCTTTAGCTACATTCTCAGCCGCTCGTTTCCATTTTTCCAAATTCTGCGCTTTAGATGCTTCAAACCAATATGCTTGCACCTGTGGATGAACGGACTTATTAAACACGAGGTTTCTGTCCATTTCAATCTTCTTTGAACCATAGCGGCTTTCCCACCCTTCATCTGTTAAAAAACCTGCGGCGTTGATCTTAGGGTCTACCAATACTTTTCCATGATACAGATATCTTGCATAAGGCCCCGGGTATACGACATAGTTTCCATCGACGTGTGAGCGATTTGTAAGTGATTTTGTCAACGCTGGAACAAATGGGGCAGTATCACTCAACACCTCTTCCGCAACCGTGTGTTCAGCTTTCGTGCAAGCCTTTGAAAAAGCTTTTTTCAGCTCGTCCATTCCGTCCATATGGACTTTGAATTTTAACCCCATTACGGCACAGTCCTCTCTTTCATCATTCCGCCGTCTGCAGCTCCACAAGCTGGTGAATCACTCGTTCCAGTCGCTCGAGCACGACATCATAGCCGAAGATAAACATTTGCAGTCTCCTTTCCCGTTAGTACAGCAGCACGGGCTTACCGGCTGCGCGCGTCATGTTGTTGATGTTGGGAACGACCACGCGGGCAAGCGTCTTACCATCCACAACGAGGTTCACATTGATGGGCTCGCGGCTGCCCTGTGCCAGCGCCTCCATGACGGCCTGCTTGATGGTCGAAAGCGGCGCTTCGACGTTCGTTCCGCTCTTCTGGTCGCCCAGTACAGCAAGAAATTCTTTGTTCGGGGGGATGACCGCGCCATGTGCGAGCTGCGGAATATCGTTGTACACAGGCGCATTGCCATCTAAGCTCTGCGCCGCCACCCGACGGCTGCGCGTTGGGGCCTTTGTTGATACGCGCGTACCGGTAAAGCCGGACGTTGCCTTTCTGACTTTGGAATCGTCCACACTGTCGACGAAGAATTTCAGCGCAAGGCCGATCGCCGCCGAGATAATGAACGCCGTACCGGCGCTGACGATTCCCAGCGCTGCAAGGCCAACGCCAAGAACACCGGCCAGCAGTCCAAGAAGTACGCTGCGCCCGATGCTGACAAGCCGCTGCGTGCCCTTCTTCGGGTCTTTGCGGACGCTGTAAATGCTCAGTCCGAGAATCAGGCCTAATCCCATGCCGACGACTGTACCGACGCCCGGCGTCACGATAGAACCGATGACTGCACCAAGCAGCGCGCACAGCACGACGATCAACTCGGAAAGAAGCTGCGATTTGCCGCCGTGTTCCTCGTCCCCCTCTGCAAAGCCGGTGAGATAGAGGCCGAGGATTGCACCCAGGCTGAGACCGGCCACGCCGCCGGTGATGCCAAGAAACACACTGCCGAGCAGCGCACCGAGCAAAGCCGTGATGACCACGATCCACGCATCCTCTGCGTCCATCTCGGTTTTCCATGTTTCGGGGTCAAGGCCCACAAGGTACAGCCCCAGCAGCACGCCGAGGGATAAACCGATGACGCCGCCCGTGATGCCGCCGAACGCCGCGCCGAGTGTTGCACCGAGCAGCGCCGTTAAAACGGTCAGCCATGTTGCCTTGCTCTTGGGGATAGCTTTCTTGTCAAAGCTCCATTTGAGGTCATCCACAACGATCTCAAGCCCCGCGCGGATGGTCTTAAAGATATCATTGATCTTCTGGAACACCTTGTCGAGCTTTTCCATCATGGGGCCTTCGTCAAAGTCAAAGTCCGGCGCAATGGCGGAGGCTCCGCCGCCACCGCCGCCAACGGACGTTGTCGTGCTGAGTTTGTTGATCTCATCGAACGCCGCGAGCGCGTCTGTCGCTTCCTTTGCCGCCTTGCCGGTCGCGTCAATGGCGGCAGTCTCTTTGTAGAGGTTTTTGCCCGATGTCTCCATGCTCTTCTTTGACTTACCGCTCAGAATCGAAATAATCGTCACGATCTCCGACACAATGGCCGCAAGCAGATTCATTAGCCACGTCAGCGCCGGAATGAGTACGTCCATCAAAGGCGCGGCCAGCGTCAGCAGCGCGCCTTTGAGGCGGG